AGTATCTATACCTGTACCACCAGCTAGTGTTAAAGTTTCTGAATCTAAATCAATATTTAATGCACCACCTGTATCACCTTGAAAATCTAAATCTTGAGCTGTTACTGTTGAATCAACATATGCTTTAATAGATTGTTGAGATGCAAGTTTAGTTGCAGAATTAGATGCCATATTATCTTCATCTAAAAAAGCTGTTCCACTAATTGAAGTATCTAATACTGGACTTGTTAAAGTTTTAGCTGATAGTGTTTGAGTATCTGTTAAGGTTGCAACTGTATTATCAATTGCAAAAGTCATAGTTTGTGCAGAGCCAGTAGTATTAATACCAGTTCCACCAGTTAATGTTAATGATTGTGAATCTAAATCAACTGCTTGAGAACCACCAGCATCACCAGAGAAATCTAAATCACTAGCTGTTACTTGTGCATCTACATAAGTCTTAATAGCTTTTGCACTAGCTAATGTATCATCACTTCCTGATACTGCATTTAAATCTATATCTACATCTGTAATAGAAGTAGCTGAACCAATTACTAAACCATCTAATGTAACTGTACCATCAAAGAAAGCATTTTTAAATTCTAAAGAAGATGTTCCTAAATCAATATCATTATCTGTTGTTGGTATAATTGCACCATCTTGTAATCTAAATTGTTCTGTTGATGTACCACTAACATCAATTGAAAATTCAATTAAGTCATTAGTGCTATCAATTAAAATTTTATTTAAAGGAGTTGTTAAACCAGGGTCTCCAATTAATCCTATAACTGGACCTTCTGCAGCAGTACCATCATGTTTATGTCCTGTAGTATTATTAAATGCTGATAAAAGTTGATTGTATTCATTATTAAATAAAAGTGCTGTTATAGTATCACCATTATTTAATGAACTTTGTCTAGTATATCCTGCCATAATTTATCTTCTTCCTCCTGCTATAAACGAAACAAACATTCCATTTACTGAATATGGAGCATTAGTATCATCACTAAAAAATTTAAAGTTATTAGAAAAACCACTTCCATTTACTAAAACACTTTTACTTGGTAATGTAGCTGTACCAAATTTTGATGTACCAAAAACTGCAGAGCCAAATAAAGAAGGTGCAGATAATTGTCCAACATTAAAGTTATTAGGTTGAGGAACTTCAGAACTTTCAAAATCGTATTTAATAATTAAATTTAAATCGTTTTGTATTCCTTCAGGTTCAATATTAACCTTTACTTTATATAAACTTTTTCTTAAACCATTATCACCATAGTCCATATCTGGTGTTTGAAATTCTGCTACTACATTACTTCCATTAAAACTAGAACCAATATCATGTTGATAAACAAATCCTGATTCATCTGAATGAAAAATTACTTCTGTACCTGTACTATTTAAATTAGAAGTACAAAATTTTACAGGCATTCCTTTTGTTTGACTCCATTCAAAAGCAGGGATACCTTCAGAACTATATTTAAATGTTCCAATAATTCCTCTTTGACCAGAATCAGCTTCACCTGTTCGATAATAAAATAATCTATACTGACTTCGTTCTCTAATTACAATACTAGATATTGTAAATGCAGCAAAATTATTTAATAGTTCATTAACTAAAGGTAAAATTTTTCTACTGATAGAACCTAATTCAACATCATCAATTCTAGCTGTACCAGCAACTGTTCTTAATCCATCAGGTGCTAAGAAGATTAAATCTCCACCTATCTCCTGAATAGAGTTACCACTTACACAACCTATATTTTTAGTTACTGATTTAATTATAGGAGTAGAATCAAGGTTTGTCAACTCATATATGCTATTTTTACAAAATATAATTAATGAATTTCTAAATACTTTAATACCTGTTATTATATCTCCTACATCAATTGAACCAGCAGAAGAACCTTCAAAGTCATAAGGTTTTAATCTAGTACTATAAAATACTGTACTAGGACTAGTTGTGTTACCAGCTACAATAATTCTTTCAGCATATCTTTCTATTAGAGAACATCCTACTGGAGAAGACCTTTCTAATTCTTGAAAATGATATTTACTATTATCATCTATAAAAAATTCAAAGATTTTGTTTGCTCCATCTACACCATAGATAGTACCATTTTGACCACCTGTAGATTCAAAGTTTATAAATTTAACATTTGATTGACTAGTTCTATTGATAGTTGTTGCAGCAGCTAAACTAGCTGCAGAGATACCACCTATAAAATAACTTAATCCATTTTGAGTACTTGCTGTATCAGCAACTCTATCTAATGTTAATACAGTATTACTAGTAATAGATAATACTTTATAAATTTTTCCATCTATTTTAATATCATCATTAAGATTAAAAGATGAAGTAAATGTTGTATTTGTTCCTGTAACTGTTGCTGAATTATTACTAATAGAAACTGTTCCTGGTCCTGCTGTAAATGTATTTTTATTTATATGAACATAAGATGTTCCTGATAGACTAAAATATAAATCATCTGCTTGAGCAACTATTACTCCATCAGCATAATTAGTAATGCCATGCATTGCATCTGTTGAAGTACCACTTGGAACAACAGCATTAGTACCACCAAATTTTGTATAACCATTAACTCTTCTATAACCACCTGTAGTAGATGATTCAAAATTTTGTAATTTAGTTGCAGCTCCTGGAGTTCTAAATAAAGCATGAGAACTTGAAATTAAATCCAAGCCACCTTGTACTGTAATTGAAGCTCCTTGAGTTGGCATAGTTTATCCTTAATATAAATATGTAAATCTAACATCTGACATATACTCTGGTTGAGGAGAGTTTAATTGGTCAGCCATACTTTTTAATCCTTTTTTATATTCATCTAAAGCTAATTGCGATTGTGCAATATTATCTTTAAATTGATAAATATAATATCTAGCTCTTGCTAGTAAAACTGGTTTGTATTGTTCTGGAAATAATACTTTATCTGTATCGTTAGTTAATGCAGTTGGTCTATTATAAGCAAAGAAATAAATTCTATAAACTTCATCTGGTATTGGAGATAATCCAAATCTTCTACCATCAGAACTTCTTATTACTCTTAAAGGTTTTCCATAAGTTTGTGAGTTAGCTTTATTAGCTTCTTCATTAGCAGCATAATTATTTCTCCAATCTGATAAAGTAGAAAAACCTAATTTATTAATTGAAAAAGGAGCAGTCTTTCCACTAACACCTTCTTCTGTTAAAGTAAAACCATCCCAGTTAACTGAATCATAATCTGTATCTATATCAGTTGAACCTGCTTTTAAAAGATACCATCTTGTACCTGCAACTGTTTCTACAAAAGTATTACCATAGTATTCATTTTGAGGTGCTGCAGTATTTAACCAAGACCATTCATCTACTGAATCTACTATATCAAAGTAAGCTCTATTAACACAATTAGATACAAACTTTTGTACACCTAATGCTCCTGTTACTGTTGTTAATTCTGGTTCATTTATTTCAACCAGTAATTCATTTGTCATTGATAAGTAAGTTTTAGCCATTTAACAGTTCCATGCTCTTAGTGATTTATTAATTCTTGAATTAGGGTCTCTTGCAGTTTTTTTAGATGTAAGTTTTTTCTTCATACCTTTCATCCTTGCACAAAAACTTTTTCTTCTTTTATTACCTACTACTTTACTTGGTGCTTTAAGCTTTCGTTTCTTACCAGTTTTAGTTTTACCTTTATTGTAAGAAGCTCTACCTTTAGCATTAAGTCCACCTTTAGGATTTTTTCCTTCTTTACGAGTCCATGCAGGTGAAGACATTATACCCATATTAATTCTTATTTCTTTTTATTACTATTTTTACTTTTTTGAATAGTAATAGTCATCATACCACCATGACCTTTTTTATTTCGGTGAACTTTTCCACCATGTTTGTATTTACCTTTGTTTACTATTTTTCCACCAGGCATTGCTTTTTTCATTGGCATATTGTTTCTCCTATAAAATGTATGCGATTATAATTATAATACCTACAATAAAAACTTCTTTTTTATGATGTTCCTTGTAGTGATTAATTTTGTTTGTCCAATATTTATTTAACATAATTCTTTTCCTAAGTTAAGAGGATGGGGATATTACTA